CCACGCATTTACGCTACGCAAAGGTAGTCACCCAATAGTGTGTTCCACCACACTACGGTCCAGGTGCAAGCTGGGGTGACCAGTCCAGTGGTCCTTGACGTTTAGTCAACAATGCGTTTGTCGACTGCTCTCTACCACCGGTGCTCAAACACCAGTGAAGACAGCAGGTTGAAGATTTTCACCAACACAGGTGTACTCCTCCAGGATCGTGCCGAGCGTGGTCGACAGCGGCGCCGCAGTAGTTGCCCAAACCCAGATACCTTGTGTCGCCCGATTAGCTTGGTCAGTGGAGATTATAGATGATGTGTCGACACTGAAGCTCTTGTTTCGTGGTGGACGGTTCATACTAAGTTCCATTGGTTCCCAAACAGGGACGGCCTTGGCATTAGATGAGTTTTGGACAATATTGGTAATCTGTGACCCTGTATAAAAATTCAATATTTTGTAAATCACCTCTGGGTTATCGATATAGGCAGCCCAGATAGTGCCAGTAGTGGTAGTGCCAACTGCTGGTACATATATGAATTTAGAGCTTGTGACTTTATAATTGGAATAATTAATCAGCACAGCTGCTCCAGGATCATTGGTAGATGAATGTTGTGGTGGATCCACTAAAACATAACCAGACGTTTGACCGGCGCCGGTGACTACACCAGCGGCAAGATAGCGAGAAGAAACACGTCCCTCTCCACCGATACTGCCATTGAACTTGCGCCTAGGGGCGCGGGCAGTACGGCGGAGCGTGTTCATGGCTCGTGAAGTTTTTGTAGATTTAGGAGGCATATAATGTTTTGACTCAATAAAGGGATTTCGGTTTTGCTTACCAGGGAGGGTGGAGAGTAGACGATATCTGGCCAGGTATTCTCCAACACGGTTTGTTGATCAGGATCAATGCCAAATGCTTTCCAAAAGGAAAACCGACTTTGGTCATTGATGACAGCTCGACAAACTCCACGTGCAGACATACCCATACCTGACTCGTACACCCTCTCCAACCCTCCCATACGGGCGCCTTGGCCAATCGCAGCATAATACGATTGCCAAACCGGAACACCTGAGGTAAGCTCGCCACCACAACTAGAGATGGCATCACGCCATATATTGAAAGATTCAAGATCACTCCAAGACAACAGACTGACCGCATCCTTGGACATAGCTGTCCAAGGATTACGGACCATCCGCCAGGACGATCCAACCCAAACTGGTTGGGTTTGGCAAAACTCCACCTTCTCGAACACATCGACAACTGGTTCACGCTT